CTGATTGATACCCCAAGACTCGGTGTGAATCACTATGGGACGGGCGAAGAAAGTCTCGACTCCAGAATTCGGTGTGTCAGCCACATTGAACGTGGAGTCAGGATCAGATTCGATTGAATAGGAGTAGGCAGGGTTCGAGGTTTTGAAGGTCGTAACGGCCTCCTTGTCGGTGCTTGCCGGTTCCGTGATCGAAACTGAAAATCTCTCCAATCCCGATTGGGGACCGAAACCATCATCATCTAAGCAGAAGCAGTACTCAGGTTGAGCGCCGCAATTGCTACAGAATAGGCCGGTTCCCGGGGGGAATGGTTTTGGCTCAGGCAGGTCAGTTGCTACTGATGCCAGTTGCCGAAGACGCCGATTGGCGCGGATTTGTTTGCGAAGGGCTTTGCGTTCTTCCTTCGTCTTGTTTTTGAATTTATTATCATTATTCGTAAGTCGTGCTGTTGTTCGCGAGGTGACTCAGCCTTGCGACAGGGAATCGTTCTTGGTGGACAAAGCCACTCTAAATAGAGTTAAATCCCACACTGCAAGCCTCCCATTCCGCCAGGTGAATTTGCCTTTACCTGGTCTGGACTGGTGGTAAACCAATACAGCATGCGCGTTTTGCTTCTCTCCGAAGCCAGACGCTACTGGCCTCTGTCTTTTATAAGGATGACAGATGGTCCGGGGGTGGGGAGACCTAGTCTTCCCCGGGATCGTACGCGTCATCTGGCAATACGTAGTTCCACAACTCGTAGCCAGCACCGTACTTTTCCTTCCACGCCTCGACTCTGTCTTCATACGTAAGATCAAGATCATTCGTCATGTGCAGAATTCCTGCGCGGGTTCCAACCTCCTTCATTTGCAACCTCCTCTTCTCATAGACCTCTGGTCCGTGGTTAAACCACTCACGAGTGGCTCCATCCAAATTAATGGCAGCCACTTGTTCCAACATGAGGTCTTTCTTCACAATGTTGTGGAGGGACTTAAAGATAGACGGCTCTATGAGCGCGCCCACATGAATGCCTAAGGCTTCGTGGTACACGCTCTTCCGCTTCAAAAACTCAAATTCTCCATCGCCTAGGAAATCTGCTAATTCAGACTCCTTGTCGGGCATAGTATAAACTTGTCCGTACTTGGCGAGGAACTCCGATGCGCCCCTAATGGTGAAATTGTTCAGCTTCTTTGATACACTGGCGATATTGTCGTCGCCGTAGCACATGAGCTTCACAACGTCCCTAAAAGGCGTCTTAGACTCGAGATCCGTAGGAGGATTATTGGCGTAATAGTAACACCTCAAATTCAGGCTTCCGCATATGCTGTTTATAAATACAGTTAACGAATTGCCACTGATGTGCGTACCTTCGGTTAGAGAAATCAACTCGCCGTGGACTTGGACATAAGCGAACACAATGTCGCCAGCCATAGCCTCCATGACGCGAAGATCCTCATCTGAATAGTCGCAACACCGTGCAAAATCGATCAAAATGCGAATAGCTGCAATAATGAGTTGTGAAGGGAGTTTCTGGTCATACTTACCATAGTCACCTCCGAAAATTCTGTCGCTTCCAAATGTATGCACGTGTTTATGTAGCTGTTCCCACTCTTCGCCATGTGCGTTGATGCCTACGGCACACTCGCTGACGAGAGGGTTAAACTGCAAGATACGTAACAACGGTAGGAAATACTTGCGCACCAAGAAGGTCAAAGCCATCGGGTTTGCAAAGTACATGCGGCACTTCTCTTTGGTTACAATTTCGTCCTTTTCACAGCACTTGGAAATACAATTGGCACGTTCGCCATTCTTGTAACAAGTCTCACAACGCTCAACCTCTCCTCGAATTTCGGGCTTGAGGCGGCGGCGGACTGGCTCCTCATCGGTGGGATCTAATTCGTCGACATAGTCGGCTTTGATTCCAGTGAGAGGATATCCAGGTGCTGTTCCTAACTTCATGCCATCCATGAAGCGTTTTCCAGGAATTCCACACAGGTTTTCTTGCTCAGTTAGTGGTCGTGCATTTCTCCACAATCTACCACTGAAAATGGGGATAAGAGGTTCCTTATAATCCTTAATGGCGGTCTCTAGCAGACCCGCTGGATACGGGTGCGCCGGGACGGCCATGTTGGAAAGGCACTTCTGTGCTCCCCACCATCGTGGTCTCATCTTAGGAGGCATGCCGGTGTTGGGAACGCCACACACGTCCATAACGTGTTCACTGGTCGGAGACACAGTGACACGAGAACGTGGGTTCGTTAGCGATCCACAATTACCGTGATATTTCAACTGAGAATCATCAGGAAGAAAGTTGAGCGGATGCTTTTCATGGAGTTGGGTGCCAGTGATAACTTTCACTCCCATTACCTGGGGTTCAAACACTTCAGCTGCACCCGTGAAGAGCACTCCTTCGCGCCCACTTAGGTCGCGCATTCCATCTTGAATTTGTTGCTGTGTGAGAGCACCATAGCATCCTTGCGGAGTTCCAGCTCTGCCACCGAGGTGGAAGCCTAGAATACTCCGGACGCTACCCATACCTAAAATGGGTGCTCCACAAAGTCCTTCAAAGGTTTCAATGCTCAAGTTCTTGTATGCTCCTCCATCAAAGGTTCTGACCCTGTTATCCGCAGGCCCTGGAACAGTATGTCCAGTGGCCGTCACCATCTCACCACTTTTCTGTCTAAACTTCAAGTGGAATGGTGCAGCAGGCATCTTACCGTTGGGGAAATAGCAACGCAAGTCTTTAAATGATCCTCCATTAGCACAATAGCACAAAGCTAAATCAGTCTCTGGGACAAAGTAGCAGTTCGCCCGATCCAATCGAGCGACGAACTTGCCTCCAGAAGCATCTGGGTGTGCAAAACGGAAGTCAATCTCAAGCATGTCTTGTTCGAAATAGTGCTGAGGTATAATACACAGGTTAGAACGCACAAATAGTG